AGGCGCAGGTCGCGGATGTAGCGTCCGCGCATGGGATTCATCAAAGACTCAAAGGCGAACGCGATCGGCTCGGAAGCGGCCAAGGCGTTCGAGGCCGGGCGGTACTTCTTCACGCCCCGGCTCAACTACCCGGCAACCATGCACGGGATGACCGGGGACATTGCCGACTGGGGCCTGATGATTCAGGCCGTCGAGTCCTCCGGGTGGCAGCTCACCGACTGGTCGGTGGGGATGGACGCGAAGGGGCGCCCAGAGGCGTACCCGGTCTTTCGTCGGCGGGCCTAGCCTGCGGCGTCGAGCGCGCGGGCCAGGTTGCCGGTCTTCGCCTCGACGATCAGGCCCTTGGGGTCATTGGAGCCGACGCGGACAGAGACTCGATCGGTGGTGTCCTCAATGACGTGCAGCGAGTCGCGGTATTCGCCAGTGTCGACAGGGGCCGATGCCTTCGCCGCGGACAGCACGTTCTCGGCCCTGGCAGTCAGGTCTCGACGGACACCGGGGTCCCGCAACAGATCCTTGATGCCTGCGGAGTGGATCTCGATCCGCGTCCGTGCCATCGTCACCCCTCCGTTCGGAACGCCTGCACGACCACGCCGATGCCCCAGTCGGCGGGTCGGCCCTGCACCGGATAGACCTCGCCGCGAACGCGGACCCGGTCGGCGCGGGTGATCGGGTCGCCGGGCGGGAGGTAGAGCGTCCAGCCAGACGTCACGGCATTGCGGGCGTCCTGCGTGGGCTCGTCGGACGGGCGCGGCTCGAGCGGGGCGATCGTGGTCACATCGCGCTCGGTCGGGGCCTCCCAGGACTCGGCGTCCTCGCCGGAGTAGGGGTCCGTGGCGGCGCCAGCCGAGAGGATGGTGACGGTCTCGCCGAGCATTACGGCCTCGATGGGAGCTTGTAGCGGTTCAGGGTAGCCAGGTCGCCGGACCCCTCGGCATTGTCGCCGTAGGTCTCACTGAACGGGCCACGGGTCAAGCTCTTGAGCGCCTTCGGGTTGTCGACGCCACGCTGCGCGATGGCCTGCACGGCACCGGTCACCTCGGCGGGCACCTCGGCGTAGCCATGGGTGAACTCGACCACGATCACGGACTCCCACCATCCGTCGCGGTGGTGGCTCAGTGTGCCGTCGCCGCAGAGGCGGGTCAGCACGCCGCCCTCGGACCAGGCGTAGTTGCTCGAGTCGAGCAGGGTTCCGTCGCAGGTCACCGACGTGACCGTGGTGACGTGCAGCGAGCGCAGGGTGATGACCGCCGAGCCGTTGCCACGCACCGTCACACTGTCGGCGCGCGACGGGGCGATGTGCCAACCGCAGTACCCGCGGACGATGCCCTCGGCCTGCAGCAGCCGGGCGGCGTCATCGACGGGTGCGATGGTGGTGGCGAGCTCGGCGGTCACGGATCAGCCCTTGCTCTTGGCGTCGCGCGCCTTGTTCGCCGGCTGCGCGGCTTCCTTGACGGCGACCGCCTTGGCGTTCATGCGCTTCGCGTCCTCGTCGGACAGAAGCATGGTGTGCTCGAGGCCGCCGATCTCGACTGTGTATTCCTTCACGATTGTCTCCTCGTGTTGGTGGACCGTGAGGGGCCGGCGCTTGTGGTGCCGACCCCTCACGAGTCGGATCAGAGCAGCGTCACCTTCACGACCGCGGACGGGATGCGGACGGCCAGGGCCGCGCGCTCCTCGATGCGGGTCGTGATGATGTTCTTGGTGAACTTGCCGAGGTCGGAGTTCGTCGACTCCACCCGGACGCCACCCTTGCGGTAGACCGTGGTCGCGGCCTTGAAGGCGCCGACCGCGACCGTCTTGGCGGGCACCGCGGCGGAGACCACGGTCGGGACGCCCCACAGGTTCGGCTGCGCGGAGACGCCGCCGTTCCCGTACTCGCCGTAGAAGAAGCCGCCACCGAAGTACTGGTTGTTGGCGTCCTTCGCCAGACGAAGCGCCTGGTAGTCGGCGGGGTTGATGACGATGCCGTCCGCGGTGAGGCCGGTCGCGGTCTGCACCTTGGTGATCGCCCGGAAGATCGCGTCCTGGGCGGTGTCCGGGGACACGGCCTGGGTCTCGGTCTGGATGCCGGAGCGGTTCAGCAGGCCGAGGATGTTCGTGCCCGTGCCGTTGCCGGACAGGAGCTGAGCCTCCTCGAACATGCTGAGCAGGTAGAGCCCGCGGTTGTTGATCTCGGACACCATGAACGGCAGGTCCTCGACCATCTCGTCGCTGGTGTCGAACCAGGCGGCGATCTTCTTCAGCGAGTCGGTGACGGCGGTCGGGTCCGCGATGTGGATCTGGGGCTTCTGTGCACCCTCGGCCACGGTCGTGAACGCGCCCTCGACGGCACCCTCGACGAAGTAGGTCACGGCGTTGCCGGACAACGTGCCGCTGCCGAGCAGGTCCGCGACGGACGGCCGGCGGTAGGTACGGACGAGGCTGGTGTCGACCTGGGTCAGCACCGGGCTCAGCGCACCGGGGACGGTCTGCGGGTCCGTGTTGGCCTTGAACTCCGGAGCCGAGACGGTGTACCCGCCGCGGGTCTTCAGGTTCAGGAACTCGGCCTCGCCGACGCTCTTGGCGAAGTGCTCGCCGAGCGACTTGGCGGGGGCCTCGTCGCCGGTCTTCTCGTCCTCGACCGAGGAACCGCCCAGGTTGGCGATCCGACCCATGAGGTCGGCCGAGTCCTTCGCGGCCTTGATCTGGGCGTCGAGCGCGTCGACGGCCTTCAGGTGCGTCTCGACCTGCTGCTTCTCGTCGTCGGTCATCGACCGGACGGCGTGCTTCGCCCCGTCCACGATGGCCTGAGCGGCAGTCAGCTCGGACGCACGCTTCTCGTGCAGGTTCATGCGCGTGCCTCTCTCTGCTTGATGGAGATGGTTGCCGCCAGGAGGTCATCGACGGACGAGTCTGGGGTGGGCTCCTCGGACTTCACCGTCTCCGGTTCGTCGTCCTTCGCCGGCCCCTGCTCGCTGGCCTTCTCCTGGTCGTCGCCCTCTGTGGCAGCCGTGATGACCGCCCCGATGGCCTCCTGCGCGGCGCGCAGGGAGTCGATGTGCTTCGCGGCCAGCACGCGGCCAGCCTTGATCTGGGAGCCGAGTGCTTCGGTGGCCGCCTTGACGGCCAGCACCTCGGTCTCCTGGTTGGCGCCGATCGTCACGACCGACACCTCGTAGAGCTTGAGTTCGCGGAGCTCGTTGGCCTTCTGGCCCGCGGTCTCGACGTTGCCCTCATCGAGCACGTCGTAGGCGAAAGACATCTGGTTGATGCGGCGGCCCTTGAGCATCCGGTAGGTCTGCATGGCCTTCGGGTTCTCAAGGTCGAGCTGCGCGGTGACCAGCAGCCCCTTGTCGTCCTCGACGGCGGTGACGACGTGCCCGAGGTTGTAGTCCGGGTCGCTCATGTTGTGGCCGAACAGCAGCGGGATCGGGTTGCCCGAGTCCTGCCACCGCTTCAGGTCGTTGGCGAATGCGCCCTTGACGACCACGTCACCGTAGGAGTCGACGTTGCCGAAGACGCTGGCGTAGGCCGAGAACTGCCCCTCGGCGAGTCCGTCATCGGGTCCGGCCTTCACCTGGACAGGCAGATCCTTGACCTTCATCGGGTCTCCTCACGCATTGATTTCGACGGAGCAGTTACAGCCCGCCACTTCATCGACGCTCAGGGCGCCGTCACCGGGCCAGTCGGCCCCGTTGCTGAACGTCTCCGAAACCGGCACGGTCTCCCCGCTCATGGCCGCATGGCCGGGTCGCGGGTTGCTGCCGGTGACCCAGGTCTTCGTGGCCTGGTCGCCGCCGACCTGCTTGGCTGACTCGACGGTGGCGAACCCGGCGGTGAGCGCGGTCAGGCCCGCGGCGGCGGCGAGGGTGCGCTGACCTTTGGCGACGTTCCACACGGAGTCGATGCCGGCGGACGGGTCGTCACCCTTCAGGGCGTCCTCGATCTGCTGCTCGGTGGCGGCGTTGATGCTCCCCGCCAGCCGGTCGGCCACGGCCTTCAAGAAGGCGAGGGTGCGCGGCACGTCGTAGTCGGCCGGGTCGAACCCCAGGGACTCGGCAGTCTTGCGGCCCACTTCGGTCGAGACGAGCTCGGCCAGCCCGAGGATCGAGCCGGACAGTTCGGTGTTCCACCGCTCGGCGTCCCACCAGGCCGCATCCTTCGCGCCGAGGCGGGAGCGGACGACCCGCTCCTGCTTCTCGAAGAACGCGGCCAGGACCCGCTCGGCCTGCGTCTTGTGCGACTCCGGCGGCGCTGCCTTGATGGCCCTACGCGGGGCTGCGTTGAGGTTCTGAGAGCCGGAGTCAGTCGGGGACGCCTGACCGCCCACGAGCACGTTCAGCGGCGTCACGAGGGCGTCTCCGCCGTCGATGCCGGGCAGGTTGAACTTCGCGCGGCCCTCGTTGCGGGTCATCAGCGGCGCGCCGACCATCGTCTGCATGACCTGCGCCTGCTCCTCGAAAGAGCCCTGCAGCTTCTCGGCGATGTTGAACTCGACGTAAAACCGGTCCGGGTCCATGCCCAGTGCTGGCAGAAGGAACGTGTTCAGCCGGTCCTCGATCTGGGCGAGGAGCGGGCCGAGGGTGTCGCCGTAGAGCATCCGCCGGAACTCGCGCACGTTGGAGTAGTTCGCGTTGTCGAGCAGGCCCACCATCGTCGGGTTGACGTGGAAGGCTGACGCAACGGTGGCGAACGAGAGCTTGGCGCCCTCGACGAACTGCTGCTCGGTCGCGGAGAAGTCGATCCGCTGCAGCTTCATCCCGTCCTCAAGGATCGGGGTGCCGCCAGCCTTCGGGCCGTTGCCGGTGTACTTGGCGTACCAGTCCTCGCGGAACTGCTCCATCGCCTCGGGCGACCACTGCGGCGCATCCTTCGGGCGCTCGATCACAGCCGAGACTCGGCCACCGCGCTTCCATACCTGGTTGCGGAACTTGGACGCCTCGACCTGCTCCTGCAGCGTCTCCTTCAGCGCGGCGATCGTCGGCGAGACGCCGCCCGCGCTGTTCGGCGCATAGCCGCTGAACGCCAGGATCTGCTCGGCAGGCACGTCCACCGCTGAACCGTTGCGGGTGATCCGGTACTTGGACACCTCGAACGGGTTGTCGCGGACCTCGTTGACCCACGCCGGAGGCAGGCGCCGCAGCCGGGTAGACCCGTCGTCCTGCGGCATGATGAGCCAATAGGCGGTGTCGTACAGCGACATGTCCCCGACGAGCGCGAAGACAAGGTCGTAGGCCGTCATTGACGAGTCGGGCCGGCGCAGCGCGGTAGCGATCGGCGACGTGCGGTCCCGCTTGCGGTCCGCCTCAGAGACCCGCTCGAACGCGTGCAGCCCGAGCTGGGCGACGTTGCGGGCCAGGAATGAGACGACCGTGCGCAGGTGCGGCTGGGTGCGCCACATCTGCGCGGCCGACCAGTTGCGCACGTCCAGCCCGGCGGACATGGCGATGTCGTCCCACGCGGGGCCGCCGACATACTCGACGTTGGGCGAGAAGAACGCGACGGGCTGCGTGTCCCCACGCCGAAGGAAGTCCCAGAAACCCACTAGGAGACCTCCCTCATACGGTGAGCACTCCGCGGGTCTCATATGCGGACGTGGCAGGGGCGGCTGGCATTCCAGAGGTCAGACACCACAGGGCGCCGGTAACGCAGATCAGGGGCGAAGCGGACGGGGACTTCTTGCGGTCCCACATGAACGCGCCACCCTCGGTCAACTTCGGGACCGTGGTCGCGGCGGACAGATTCAGCACCGGCTGGT